ATCATACAGGATGTATTTACCTTTATCACGGGTACGGTGCTGCCCATTATTTTGCAGACCTTTACGGCGGCAGCGCCGACGATAGCCAGCATAATTTCCAATATTGGCAGTGCGGTTATGACGGGTATGCAAATCATTGGCAGCGCCATTCAAGCGGCTATGCCGATCATACAGGGCATTATTACCGTGATTATGACCATTGGCAGCGTGGTTGTGCCCGCACTGCTGGCCGGGTTTGAAGCGTTCAGCGCAGGAATCAGCGCAGTTATGAGTGCAATTCAGGGAATCTTCCAAGGCTTGATTACTTTTATTACCGGGGTGTTCTCCGGCAGTTGGAGCCAAGCGTGGGAGGGAATCAAGCAGATTTTCGGTTCTGCTTTCGACGGACTGGTGGCGCTGTGCAAAGCGCCGCTGAACGCCGTTATTGCGATCATCAACAAGGCGATTTCCGGCATTAACGGTTTGGGCCTGACTATCCCGGAATGGGTGCCCATACTTGGCGGCAAGAGCTTTTCCGTCAATATACCCACCTTGCCCATGCTGGCAATGGGCGGCTTTACGGACGGTGTTTCTATCGCTGGTGAAGCCGGAACCGAGGCAGTAATCAGTTTCCAGCGCGGAGTACGCAGCGACAACATCAACACTTGGACGCAGGCGGGCCGTATGCTGGGGGTAAGCGGAGAGCAGGCCGCCGTGGCGGCAGGTGTACCGTATGCCGACGGCGGCGGTGCGGTGGAGCTGGCGACGCTTGAGGCGACGCAGGGTAACAACGCTGTGGAGCTGCAAGAGATCGACACCGGCAAGCCGCAGCCGGAACAGGACGGCGGCGGAACCCCGGACGGCGGCGGGCAGGTTGTATTTGCACCGCAGATCACCGTGCAGGGCAACGCTGACCGGGCTGTACTGGAAAGCGTTTTGGACGATGCGCAACAGCGGTTTGAACTTTGGTACGAACAAATGATGCGCCGAAAGGCGCGGACGGCCTACTGACAGGAGAAACGATATGGCATACACAACAAAGAGCGGTGACACTTGGGATGTGATTGCAAAGCAGGTGTACGGCAGTGAATACCATGCGGACATTCTGATGGCGGCCAACCCGCAGCAGATCGACACTTTCCTTTTTGAGGCCGGGGTGGTGCTTGCCACCCCGGTTTTGGAGGAAGAACGCGACGGACTGCTGCCGCCGTGGAAGTATGAGGCAAGCTATGAATAACGGCAGACGGGTTGAATTGGATGTAACCTACAACAATGCCCCCTTTGCCGGGCAGGTAGGCGCGGAGATCGAGAGCCTGACCTATGTTGACAATGCCGCCGACGACAGCGACAGCATAGACATTACGCTGGACGCACAGGACAGTAAATGGCTGCACGGCTGGCTGCCGGAGGAGGGCGCGACCCTGCGCCCGCGCATTATCGGGCGGGATTGGAACGGCCCCGGTGACACCCATGTGATGGAGTGCGGGCTATTTATCCTTGACGATGTGGCTTACCAAGACGCGCCGACCACTTTACAGGTGGGCGGTGTGAGCAAGCCGAGCGACACCGATTTTAGCGAGTTGGAGCGGGAAACCATTTGGAAGAACACCTCCATAAAGCGAATTGGGGAAAGCATTGCCGGGCGGTACGGGCTGGGGTTCACCTATGACGCAGACGATTACGACATAGAGTGCGACGAACAGGACGGCACCGACAGCAGCTACTACAATACCCTTTGCAAAAACTACGGTCTGATCTTAAAAGTGTACGCAAAGCGGCTGTGGGTATATGACCGGGAGCGCTACAAGGGAAAACGAGCCGTGCAGGACTTTGACCGCACGAACATTATACCCGGCAGCTTGAGTTACAACACGACCCTGTCCGGCACCTATACCGGCGGGTATTTTACCTACACCGACGCCGACAAGGATTTGGACATTGTGTGCAGCGTAGGCGGCGGCAACCACACCAAGAATGTGAACCGCCGCGCCACCAGCGTTTACGACGCAAGCGTACAGCTTTGCGCCGAGATCAACAATGCCAACCACGGCAGAGTGAAGCTGAAATTTTCCGTTATGGGCAACTGGGGCGTGAGCGCCGGAAACAACCTGCGCCTGACCGGGTACGGGGATGGCCTGAACGGAGGAATCAACGGCAAATACTTTGTGGACAAGGTGACGCACAAGTACACCAAGAGCGGCGGCTTTGTGACCAGCTTTGAGTGCAGCGGTATTTTTGACCCGTTCCATTACTGGGATGTGGGCGGACATATCGAATACCACCAAAGCGAGGACAGCAGCAGCGAAAGCTACAACAGCGCCTACGAAACCACCAGCCCGGCGGCCAATGCGGCCAGCGCGGCGGCGGGCGCAACGGCGGGCGCGGCGGTGACGCTGACCAAGGCACCGTTCTATTACACCAGCGTTGCCCCGAAGCCGAGCTGCTACAAGAGCGGCACATTCTATTTCTATGACGGTATTTTGGTGAATAACCGATACCGCATTACCAACACCGCCGCAAGGTGCGGCAAGCTGCCCGTGGGCAAGAATGTTACCGGCTGGGTGCCAGCCAGCTATTGCAACGGCGGCGGGATTACGACGAAGTGAGGAGGCGCAGCATTGGCAAGCACCAACAGAACCGGGCGCGTGAGTGCCATTGACTACGAGGCCGGAACTTACGAAGTGACCTACTTTGACCGGGGCAAGAGCGTGACCCGGCAGATAAACGCCATGAGCAACGGCGAATACAAAATGCCCTGCGTGGGGCAGGTCGTGAGTGTTGCCCACAACAGCAACGGCACGGCGGCGGGCACCACCACCGGCACGGTTTGGAACAAAACCAACAAACCGGCGGAGGGATACAAGGGCCTGTACCGCAAGGAATACGGCACCAGCCGCAAGGGGCAGGCGTACAGCCGGTACGACGAGAACACAGGCGTGTACACGCAGTATGTGGACAAACGCACCGGGCGCACCTGCAACGGTGAAATTTTCGACGAGGCAAAAGGCCCGGTAAGCGTGATTGCGGGCGGGCAGTTGCAGCTAAAAAGCAGCGGTGCCAGCGCCAGCATACAGGCCAAAACGGGCATGGGCATTGTAGCCGGAACTACCGTAGCCATTGAAGCGGGCACCTTTATGAGTTTGGAGGCCACCAGCGCTATGAGCATATCGGCGGGCGGCGACTTCAAGTTTAATATTGGCGGCGACAGCGAGGAAAAGCGCAAGGGCACCACGAAGCAAGAATACCTTGACGATGTGGAGCAGGAAGTGACCGGGGATGTAAAGCAGACCTTGACGGGGAACTTGGAGCAAGAAGTGACCGGGGATGTGTTGCAGACCATAACGGGCACCGTGACCCGCAATGTGACCGGGGATGTGACCCTTAACATAAACGGGGCCAGCATTACGATAAGCGCGGGCGGCGACATAAGCATTACCAGCCCGACCAAGGTTGAAGTTAGTGCGCCGATCTTGAACGCCGAGGGTGCCAGCGGTGATGTGAAAGTGCAGAGTATCAGCCTTGTACAGCACAAGCACACCAGCGCCGCACCGGGCAGCGAGAGCAGCCAGCCGTTACCGTAAGGAGGTGCCAGATGGCAATAGGCAGTTTTATGGGCCGCGTGTTCACCGTGAGCCACACAAAGATTTTTACCCCAAGCAACCTGAAAGGCAGCACGGGGAGCGACTGGGCAACACACGAAGTCGTGGGCGGCAAGGCCCGCAGCGAGTGGGTAGGCCCGAAACTGAAAAGCTATACATTCGACCTTTTACTGCGGGCGCAGGACGGTGTGCCCCCGCGCAGTACGCTTGATTATTTCCAGCGTATGGCGGAGAGCAGCGCCGTGGACTGGTTTGTGGTGGGTGGGGTTCCACTTTCGCCCTACCCGTTCAAGATCACGGACATAAGCGAAACATGGGACGCCGTGCTGCAAGGCGGTGTGCTGGTGGAATGTAAAGTGAGCCTGACCATTGAAGAATACCTGTAAGGAGGGCTGGGTGTGATTTTGGCGGACAGCCCGGTTATTGAGATTGCCGCCGGTACGGTGGACGACAGCGAAGCGCAGGAGGTTTACCGAAACCTGCAAGTGCTGTATGGCACCCACACCGGGGAGCAGGCTTTAGACCGGGATTTTGGCATTGACATAAACACAACCGACTACCCGCAGGAGAGCGCCCAAGCGCTGCTTGCGGCGGAGTATGTGCGCAAAACCAAGATGTATGAGCCGAGGGCGCGGGTGGTGCGCGTTGAATGGACGGACAGCAAAGCCCACGATGGCAACATGACCCCAAAGGTGGTGATTGATCTTGTCTAATATCAGTGAACTGGCGAATGTGCCACAGATCAGTTTTATCGAGAACATGACCTTGCAGGAAACCGAGGAGCAGTTAAAGGCCGAGTACGCCCGGATTTACCGGGAGCAGACCGGCAAGGAGCTGGTGCTTGGGGAGGCCGACGCCAAGACCCTGCTGCTGAAAGCGTTTGCCCTGATCGAATACCAAACCATGCAGTACGCAGACATTAAGGGACAGGCAGAGCTTTTGAAAACCAGCACCGGCGAGGCACTGGACGCGCTGGTTGCGCTGCTGGGGCTGACACGGCAGAAAAGCAAAAAGGCCACGGCCAAGGAACGCTTTTTGCTGGCAGAGGCACGAGCCGACACCGTGGCGGTGCCCGCCGGTACGCGAGTGAAAACGCAGGGCGGGCGGTATTTTAATACGCTGGACTATGCGGAGATACAGCCCGGCGCAACCTATGTGGACACCATCGTGCAGGCGGAGGAGGCCGGAGCGGAGAGCAGCGGCATACTGGCCGGGGAAATTAACATCCTTGTTGACCCCATCCCGTACATAGCCAGTGTGAGCAATGTGGACGAAAGCACCGGCGGCCTTGATGTGGAGGACGATGACAGTTTGACCGAGCGAGCCTATTTGGCACCGAGCCGGTTTAGCTGCGCCGGGCCGCGCGACGCCTACGAATACCATGTGCGGGAATGGCGCAGTGATGTGACGGATGTGCAGATCACCAGCCCGGAGCCGTGCGTGATTGCCATTTACTTTGTGATGGAGGGCGGGCGGCTGCCGAACGCCACGGAGCGGGAGGAGCTGACCGAATATATCAGCGGCGAGAACCTGCGCCCGCTGTGCGACAAGGTGGTGTGCGTGGAGCCGGAGGAGGTGCCCTACAACATAGCGTTTACCTACTGGATTGGCGACGGCGACCAGCGCAGCGCCGGAACCATACAGGAAAAGGTGACGGCGGCGGTGCAGAGCTACCAAAGCTGGCAGCGGCACCTTGGGCGGGATATTAACCCCACGGAGCTGATCGCCAAAATCCGCGAGGCAGGGGCCAAGCGTGTGAAGCTGACCGCCCCGGCGGATATTGTGGTAGGCAAAACGCAACTGCCGAAATGCACCGGGCAGACCGTGACATACGGAGGGCTGGAAGATGATTAAAGACCTGCGGGACGCCCGCCTTGTGGACGCTGTGCCCCGCGTGGTTGCCGGGCAGGACTGGGTGCGGGCGCTTAGCGAGGCAGTGGGTGTGCTGCACGAAAGAACGCTGCGCTATATCGACGACAGCCAAATTTACACAAGCCTTGACACCGCCACCGAACCCGTGCTTGACGCGCTGGCGATCAACTGGAAAGTGGACTGGTACGACACCGGGTACAGCGTAGAGCAAAAGCGCCGCATTATCAAGACGGCCCTGACGGTACGCCGCCTAATGGGCACCGTGGGCGCGGTAAAGCTGCAGGCCGACGCCATTTACCCCGGCACTATGCTGGAAGAATGGTTCGAGTACGGCGGGCAGCCGGGCACTTTCCGCCTGTATATCAATGTGACAGACACAACGGAGGAACACCCGGCCATTATTTACAGCCCGGCGGAAATGGAGCGCCGCCTTATTACCGCGAAACGGTGGAGCGCCCACCTTGAAAGCCTTAGCTACATGGTGCGCCACACGCTGGCTACCGGGTGCAGGGTGGACAAGTGGGCATACACCGTGCCGGAGTGCGGCACGATCTACTGCGGCGTGTGGTGGATGCCTGCCACTTTGGGCTATACGGCACGCCATGCGCTGTTGACAGGCGGCCAGCCGGGAGCGTTTGCTGTAAGCCCGGAGTTTACCGGCACACTGCCCGTTCCGGCGACGGTGGGCTATTCAGTTTGCGGGGCGCTGCGGAGCGGTGGAGTTGCAACCGGCTACACCGCAAGCCCTGAATTTGCAGGCACATTGCCGGAGGAGGCACAGCATGGAAACTGAAAAGGCTAACGGCCAGTACGGAAAGCAAAACCCGCTGTTTATGTACCAAGGAACGGCGGGCTATTCTATCCGTGCAGAGCTGCACGGGAGCAAGGGCGGCGTGGAGGCCGCCGAAGCATTTACAGCCGCACCGTCCGCCAGCGGGCAAGACCGCTGCGGTACGATGCCATAAACAACCGGGAAAGGAGGAAAACCGAACATGGCGTTTTTTACCGACAAATTCCTGAATGATCGGCGGGAAGAACTGCTGCGCAGCGTTGACAGGTTCCAATACCAGTTGAACGGCGGGGCATGGCAGACCGGCACCGTGAACAGCAAGGAGATCATCGGCACGAATGTGGTCGCGTTTGTGAATGTACCGAATTTCGGGCAGGCCGACACGATCACGGGCGTAAGGGTGTACGACATCAACGGCGCACTGGCCGGACAGCAGAGTATCAGCCTGAAACGCACCAGCCTGAATGTGGCGCTGCTGCGCTTTACATTCCCGCTGATCGAAACCAAGGAGTAAAAGAGAGGAGGACAAACCTATGGCTTATGACCGCAGTTATTGGAAAGACCATGTAACTGACCAGAGCGGCGAGGTTATCCAGCAGGGCACCTTGCTTGACCAGCAGCATTTTAACAATATGGAGCTGGGCATTTCCGACATGACCCTTGCCGGGGCAATTATGCAGTTTAAGGCGGTGCAGGACGGTTATAACTACGCCGACGAGATGCACACGGCCACGCTGGCGCAGACCGGCAGCAAGTGGCCGTTTAACAACACGCCCACCACCATTGCCCTTGCGCAGCTGCGCGAAAGCACCAATTACGGCGTGGAGGTAACAGTGCTGGCGTACAGCGGCGGCAGGCTGGGCAATATCCGGGTGACTGACCGTGCCCGCAACGGCTTTAAGCTGGTGCATGACGGCAGCGCCACCACCGTGAAAGTGCAGATCAGAGTGACGGGCGGCATGACCGACCCAGCACCCACCGAGTAACAGGAGGATAAGAGCATGAAAATCATTGAGAAAAACGAGGGCAAGAAGATCAACTACAACCTGACCGGCACAAAGCTGGACTTTGCGGACGGTGCGCTGACCCTTGACCTTGCCCGCTACCAGCAGGACGACCCCGTGACCCGCGACATTATGGTGGACAGCGAGGGCTATTTGACCACCGGGCGCGGCCTGTACTACGCGGCGCAGGTGGAAATCCCCGCGCGGAAGTACACCGAAACCGTGACCACGGCACAGGAAACCTACGCGCAGGCCGAGGGCGGTGAGAACACCGAGGGCATGAGCCGTGAAACCGTGACCCGCACCCCGGAGCCGCTGGACACCGAGGATGTGACCCTGTACCTGTTTGCCATTGATGGCATTATGATTCACTGATAAAGGAGGACGAACCTATGGCTAATTTTGATATGGCTGAACTGGCCCTGAAAAGCGTTTGCCCCAACAACGCCATGAAGTACGACGACAAGGAAATGCCGAGCATTATGGTGTTCATTCCGAAATTCCGCCTGTGTGATGTGCTTTCTACCGCCGACACCAGCGTACACCCCGCGTTCAGGGTGAACGGCGTGGAGATCGACGGCTTTTGGGTGGGCAAGTATCAGACCAGCCATTACAACGGCAGAGCGTACAGCCTGCCCGGCGAGAACCCGGCCAACACGGCGGGCCTTGATACCTTTGTGAGCTACAACCGCGCCAAGGGCGGCAAGTTCCATGAGATCACCTGCGCGGAGTGGGCAGCCATTGCCCTGTGGTGCCACAAGGCGGGCAAGGAACCCTACGGCAACAACAACTACGGCAAGGACACCCGCGAAAGCCTGTACCGCGCAATCCCCACCAGCAAGGACAACGACAAGACCGGGCGCGTTGCCACTGGCACCGGCCCTGTTACTTGGAGCCATGACGGCACCTTGGAGGGTATTTGGGATTTGAACGGCAATGTGTGGGAGTGGTGCGCCGGACTGCGCCTTGTTAAAGGTGAGGTACAGGTGATTGCCGACAACAACGCCGCCGCGCCCACTTGTGACATGAGCGCCAGCAGCGCTGCGTGGAAAGCTATTTCCGCCGCCACCGGCGAGCTGGTGGCCCCGGACGGCAACGGTACCACGCAGGGCACCGTGAAGCTGGACTTTATCAGCGGCAAATGGATTTACAGCACCACTATTGCCCACACCACTGGCGCGAACGGTTGCAGCTTTAAGGATGTTACCTGCGACAGCAGCATTGGCGCTGCGGCAAAGCTGCTGCTTCAGGCGCTTGCCATGCTGCCCGACGCTGCGCTGACGGGTGACGGCATTGACGCCACCTACGGCGGCGACTATTTCTACATCAACAACGCCGAGGCCGAACGGTGCCTGCTTCGCGGTGGCGACTGGGACGATGGCGGCGGCGCTGGGGTGTTCTATTCCAGCCTGAACAACCCGCGCTCCAATGCCAGTGGCAACATCGGGGGCCGTTCCGCTTTTTACGAATAACTGTACACTGCGCCCTGAAACACTGAACGCCGAACGATAGTGAGGCGGTAAGCAGGACAAGCCCACACACAGCAACGGGAACAACGCCCCGCGCTGTGCGCGGGCAAATTTTTTGGGGCTTATGGCAGGCGCAATGCGCCGGGTGGGTTTGGGGGAAATTTTGGAGGAGGTGAACAAGCTATGCAGAGCGAAATGCCCGCGCCGGGCAGCTATGAGCCGTTCCGCCTGAAAGAGAAAATTGGGGAAATGATGAAGTACGGCAGACCACTTACCAAGAATTTTAGCCGGAAAGATCGTGACCTTGCGGATGATATGCGGGTTTCCATGCTGAAAATGTACCATTTGGCCGTTGAGCTGGAAAAGAAATACTACCGCAAGACTACCGCGCAGGAGCTTGATGTGGAACTGGAATGGCTGCGCAATCTGGTGAGGATGGCGGCAGACAAAGACCTTTGCGGTGCGAAGTTTGCCCCGCCGCTGTCCATGCACCAGTACGAAACATGGGCAAGGTACAATACAGAAATCGGCTGCTTGCTGGGCAAGTATATTGCCAGCGTGAAAAAGTAGCTGTTTTTCTTTGGGAACGGGCCGTTTACGGTGCCTGATTCGCGGTGGCAACTGGAACAATGGCGGCAACGCTGGGGTGTTCAATTCCAACCTGAACAACCCGCGCTCCAATGCCAATGGCAACATCGGGGGCCGTTCCGCTTTTCGTCTGTTAAATGCCAATTTAGGGCGGTGGTTCTGCGCCGCAAGGGGGCTGTGGCCTACGGGGTACAGCAGGAAGTGCAGACTAAAAGGGGCCTGTTTCCGTTCCCGCTTAGACAGGGCGGGAAAAAATTTGTATTGCCGTGGAGGCGGAAACGCCACACACGGCTTGGAGAGATCATTGGATGAAACACTGTCAGCAGGAAATGACGGTGATTCAAAACGCTTGGCCGGTGGTGTGCAATTTTGGTTGGCTGATTGAGGCTGACAGGAACGCCCGCAAGGGCAAGCGATACCGCGCCGAGGTTTTGAATTTTACCGCGCGGCTTGAAGATAACCTGTTCACCATACAGCAAGGTATGATGAACGGCAGCTATGTGCTGGGGCCATACCGCAAGCTGTGGGTGTATGTGCCCAAGAAGCGGCTGGTGATGGCGCTGGACTACCCGGACAGAATTGTGCAATGGAGCCTGTACCTGTATTTGAATCCGATCTATGACAGGCTTTTTATTGAGGATTCCTACGCTTGCCGAAAGGACAAGGGCAGCCATAAGGCCGCCAAGCGCCTGCAATACTGGATGTGCCAAGTGCAGCGCAAGCCGGGGCCGGGCTGGTACTGCCTGAAACTGGACATAAGCAAATACTTTTACCGGGTGAACCACGAAAAGCTGCTGGCGATCTTGGGGCGGCGGGTGAAAGACCCCGCCATGATGGCGTTTATACGGGGCGTGGTGAACAGCAGAGCAGAGCCGTTCGGCCTGCCGCGCTGGCGGACACCGCAGGACACGCCGCCGGAAGAATGGCTGTACGAGGTGGGTATGCCGATAGGCAACCTGACGAGCCAGCTATTTGCGAACATCTACTTAAACGAGCTTGACCAGTATTGCAAGCACAGGCTGAAAATTCATTACTATATCCGCTACATGGACGATGTAATCATCTTGGGGCAGGACAAGGAAACCTTGCACCGCTGGAAAGCGGCGGTGGAAACTTTCTTGCGGGAGGAGCTGGCGCTTGATTTGAACAGCAAGACCAGCATACGCCCGGTGCGCCAAGGGGTTGAATTTGTTGGTGTGCGGATATGGCCCACCCACATGAAGCTGCGGAAAAGCACCGTGCGCCGCATAAAGCGGGAGGTGCGCAAGATCAGTGCTTTGTATGCTGCTGGCGATATGACACGGCAGGACTTTTACCGGCGCATTGCCAGCATTAGGGGGCTGCTAAAGCACACGGAGAGCGCAAGCCTGCGGTGGCGGCTGAACGAGATTTACCGGGCGGAACTGGAAAAGGCCAAACAAAAACAACTGCGAGAGGAGGCACAGCATGAGCCATTTGCAGATCATAGCGGAGCTGGAAACGGTGACGGAAATGCAGGCACGGGTTATCAAGATCATGGCAACCCGGCTTGCAGAGCTGGGTGACACTGTGACCGGGCGTGACGAGATTGCGCAGGCCGACAAGGCATACCGCGACGCCATAGGCGGCGACGAGTGGCCGGACTGGGCAGAACAAGGAGGAGAGGACGATGGAGAACCCTATCACACGGGCGGAGCATGAGGAGTTCCGCCGCCGCTTGGAGGAGGAGAACAAGCGGCAGGACACACGCATTGGCATTTTGGAGGACAGTGTGCGTCAGATCGGCGCGTTGGCAACCAGCGTGGAAAAGCTGGCCGTGAGTATGCAAAGTATGCTGAAAGAGCAGGAAAAGCAGGGCAAACGGCTGGAAGCGTTGGAGGGCCGCGACGGCGAGAAGTGGCGCAAGGTCATGGGCTACATTGCCACGGCGATTGTGGGCATTGTGCTTGGCTACCTGTTTAAGCGGATCGGTATGTGAGGGGGCGCGGGAATGTGAAGAATAGCGTTGAAAGTGTTGAAAACGCCGCAGAGAAAAAGGAACGCCGGAACATCAAGGTTATGGATTTGATCTTGGTGATCGTTGGCGTTTCTTTGTTGGTGTTCACCATTGTTATGATTCAGCTTTTCAAGGTATACGGCACGGTGCCGGACACCTTGATTACCTGCGTTTTTGCTACCCTTGGCGGCGAGTGCGGCATTATGGGCTGGATTAAGACCACCAAAGACCGCAACCGAGAACGGAAGTGGGAACAGGAGGACAAGCAGGAGGCAAAGGCCGAGGTGGCGGAGGTGCCGCCCGGCGATATGCCCGGCGCATAATGCGTAAACAGAAAACCACGGAGGGCTGCAGGTGCGGCCCTATCTCTTTTTCGGAGGAAACCGTATGGAACAAAGAAAATTTCTCGCAATGGTGGGGCCGCTGGCACAGGCCGATATGCAGAAAAGCGGAATCCTTGCCAGCCTGACCATTGCGCAGGCAATCTTGGAAAGCGGCTGGGGAACATCGGAGCTTGCCACCAAGGCTAACGCCCTGTTTGGCATTAAGGCCGACGCGCGGTGGAGCGGGAGAGCGTACAGCAAGGACACCAAGGAATGTTACGACGGCGTGACCTACGCCACCATTACCGCGCTGTTCCGTGCCTATGACAGTTGGGCAGAAAGCGTTGCCGACCATAGCGCGTTTTTGTTGGCGAACAAGCGGTATGCGGCAGTGATTGGCGAGCGCGACTACAAGGTGGCCTGCAAAGCGATCAAGGCGGCGGGCTATGCCACCGACCCCGGCTACCCGCAAAAGCTGATTGGGTTGATTGAGAAATACGGCTTGACCGTGTACGACGGCAAGGCGGAACAGGAGGACAAAACGAGTATGAATATCAGCATTACCAAGAAAACCAGTACCCACAACACCACGGCGGCAGCAGGCCGCGCAATCCGGTATATCGTTGTGCATTACACCGCCGGTGTGACCTCTAAGCCGGGCAGCGCGGCGGGCACGGCCTCTTACTTTGGCGGCACCTCTAAGCAGGTTTCGGCGGACTTTATCGTGGACGACGGCGGCGCGGTGCAGTACAACGGTGACATTCGCAACCGCTACACTTGGCACTGCGGTGGCGGAAAGTACAATACCAAGGGCGGTGCTTACTACGGCAAGGCCACGAACCGCAACACCATTGGCATTGAGGTATGCTCTACCAATGACACCGGCAAAATGACTGTTGCCAACGACAGCCATTGGCGCTTTACCGACAAGGTTGTGAGCAATCTTGTGGAGCTGGTGAAGTACCTGATGGCGGAATACGGTATTGACGCCGCCCATGTTATCCGCCACTATGATGTGAACGGTAAGCCGTGCCCCGGTATCATCGGCTGGAACGAGGACACCGGCAGCGCCGCCAAGTGGGCCGCGTTCAAAGCCTGCCTTGGTGCAGCTACCCCCGGCGGGCAGACCGGCGGCAGCACGAACACCGGCACCGCCACGGGCAACACTGCGCTGACATACAAGGTGGGCGACATTGTGCAGTTTGCGGGCGGCAAGCACTACGCCAACGCGCAGGCTACCAGCGGCACCACCGTGAAGCCCGGCCCGGCCAAGGTGACGGTAGTTGCCACGGCGGGCAAGCACCCCTACCACCTTGTACATACGGACGGCACCAGCACCGTGTATGGCTGGGTGGACGCGGCGGCCATTACCGGCAAAGCAAGCGCTACCCCGGCGGTCAAGACCTACACCGTGAAAGCGGGCGACAGCCTGTGGCGCATTGCTGCGCAGCAGCTTGGCAACGGTGCCCGCTACAAGGAGATCAAGACCCTGAACGGGTTGAAAAATAACACCATCCACGCCGGGCAGGTTTTGAAGCTGCCCAACTGACCGACTATATATAGGAGGAAAAGATCATGAATGAAGTTGTGACCATCGTTGTGAACAATTTGCTGGAAATCGTGTTTGCGGTGCTGGGTGCGTCCTTTACCGCGCTGGTTATCCCGTGGCTGAAAGACACCGGCCTGCCTTGGCTGAAAGAAAAGCGCCTGTACTCCATCGTGAAGAAGTTCGTGGAGGCCGCCGAGAAGCAGGCAGAGGCGGGCACCATTGACAAGGCAACCAAAAAACGCTTTGTCGTGGAGTTGTTGGAGGCAAACGGCATTACTGTTACCCCGGAGATCAACGCCTTTATTGAGGCGGCGGTGAAAGAACTTGATCTTGCCGAGAAAAACGCCATTGGGGAGATCGGAAAAATTTTTTCTGACGCCGAGCAGACCCCGCAGAACTAAATACTAAGATATGGCCCCGACTGCTGTTCGTTTTGAACGGTGGCCGGGGCCTTTTCTGTTATGCGGAGAGGTTGACAAAAGCGCCACAGACCGCTATTTTTGAATGGTATTGTGTGCTAAAGCTGCACAGAACGGCAGAAGCCGACACTGGCAGCGCAGATATTGGAGAGGAGGAAACACAGTGCGAACCTATAAGCACCTGACCATGACAGACCGCTTGCGCATAGAAAAGTGGCTGAAAATGGGGATGAAGCCGCGAGAGGTGGCGGACAAGCTGCGCGTTCATGTTTCGACTATTTACCGGGAGTTGAAGCGCGGCGCGTATGACAGGTTGGACGGCGGAACATGGGAGGTCAAAACCGCGTACAGCCCGGACATTGCAGAGGAGAAATACCAAGCCCACCTGCGGGAAAAGGGGCCGGACTTGAAAATAGGCAATGACCATGAGCTGGCAAACTATATTGAAACCACGATTTTAGACAAAGATTGTAGCCCGGCGGCGGTGCTGGGGTTTGCCATGATTGAGGGGAAGAAGTTCAAAACCAGTCTGTCGGTGCCGACGATCTACAAGTACATTGCCAAGGGCCTGTTTTTGAACCTGACGCAAGAGGAGCTGCCACGGCACGGAAAGAAGAAACACAAATATAAGAAAGTGAAGAAGAACAAAAGCGCCAGCCGCGCCCCGGCGGGCGAAAGCATTGAACAGCGCCCGGAGGAGATCGACGAGCGGGAGGAGTTCGGCCATTGGGAGGGCGACACTGTGTACAGCGGCAAGGGAAAGCGCAAGACCACCCGCGCCCTACTGACCCTGACCGAGCGCAAGACCCGGAAAGAAATCATTATAGCGATACCAAACCGCAAGGCTGAAACGGTGGTCAAGGCGCTGGACGCACTGGAACGGAAACTTGGTGCCCGGCGGTTTAGGGCAATCTTCAAAAGCATTACCTTTGACAACGGCACCGAGTTTGCGGCGGCGGCGGAGCTGGAACGCTCTTGCGTCAACAAGCACCTGCCCCGGACGAAAGTGTATTTCTGCCACCCGTATTCCTCTTGGGAGCGAGGCACCAACGAGAATACCAACGGCATGATTCGGCGGCGGTTTCCCAAGGGAACGAACTTTGCGGCGGTGACGAACGCGCAGATTGTGCAGGCCGAAAACTGGATAAATAATTATCCACGGAAGATATTGGGGTACAAGTCAAGCGAGATCGTATTTAGGGAGTGCCTGCGGGAACTGGGCATTGCGGCATGATGGGTAGATAAAGAGAGCAAAATATAGATAAATCGTTGAAAAAGGCGTGATGTGGTATAGCCGGTGCAATAGAATAGGGGTTATAACAAGCTGCTAACAAAAGAGTGAATGTTGACGGCTTTGTTGTGGTGCGATAAAATGTACAAAAATATAAGCAAAAAGTTGTTGCATTTGACTATTGAATTTTTCTAGCCGAGATATTAGAATAAGTGCGAAAGAAGTTGAAAAACTTCTTTCGCGCTTATTTTTTTTTACCCAAAAACGGCAAGGAGGGAGGACGACACCATGAAGTATAAGCATTTAAGTTACAGTGACCGCCAAGAAATGGAGAAGCTCTACCTCCAAGGTTGGCACATGAACGACATTGCCGCAAAGCTGGGCGTGAGTTTGGCGACGGTTTACCACGAGCGGGCGCGAGGCGACACCGGGCAGATGGACGCGAACGGGCGCGGCGGTTACAGCGCTGAACTGGCACAAAGTAAAATCTACGCCCGGCGGCAGGAGTTGCAGGAGCGGCATTAAAGGAGGAAGTCAAAAGTGGAAGTGCGGTACATTGAGATCAAGACTAGCCCGGCGGGGCAGATCATTAGAGCCTATACCCCGGAGCAGTACAGAAAAGAAATGACCCGGCGGAAAAATGCCGCAGCCCGCGCCCGCAAGCTGACCCGCCTGCAGGAGCGCGTAGGTGCCGCGCTTGCCATGCTGGGGTTCCTTATGCTGCTGGGCGCTGGCGGTATGTGCGAGATCGGGCAGATCATCGGTTACGGTTTGGCCGGGCTGTTCCTGTTCGTTTTCGGAGTGTGGCTGGCCCACGGGTTTTACGGGCAGGCCGACAAGGCGGAGTGGCTGCGTGAATCCGTATAAGGACATGACCCTTGCCGCCCGGCGGGCGCGGGAAAGCCGCTGGAAAGCCAAGACCTGCGCACGGGTGGTTCACCCGCGATTTGGTGAAGTGATCGTGCCGCACACCTCCAACTATGCCGCCATGCTGAACGCGGCGGAGTATTGGGGCTGTGACTGGTTGGAGATCATCGACGATGTGAAAGTTTGGGCAGTTGGGCCGGACGCTGTGCCGGTGAAAATGCCACGCCACGAAAGGAACAGAAGATGAACGGCGCACTTTTGAGCAGCAAGAAGATGGACTACTGCACACCGCAGGGCTTTTTCGACACCCTGAACGCGGAGTTTCATTTCACCTTGGACGCGGCGGCCACGGAGAAAAGCGCAAAATGCAAGAACTTCTACACCCCGGAAACCGACGGCCTAACCGCCCCGTGGAATATCGGGGGGGGGCAGCGTATTTTGCAACCCGCCGTATGGCCGGGCGCTGGGCGCGTGGGTGCGCAAAGCCTACGAGGAGGCGCAGACCGGAACAACGGTGGTTCTGCTGATACCAGCAAGGACAGACACGGCCTACTTCCACGACTACATATACGGGAAAGCAGAAATCCGCTTTTTGCGTGGGCGGCTGCACTTTGAGGACGAGGACGGGAACAGATTCCCGCCCGCACCGTTTCCGTCGATGGTCGTTATCTACAACGGAGATCATCAATGCTTGAACTAAACCAGTGCTACAGCATGGATTGCATGAAAGGCATGGCGCAATTCCCGGACGGGTTCTTTGATCTTGCGGTGGTTGACCCGCCGTATTTCAGCGGGCCGGAACGCCGGGGCTATTACGGCAGCAAGGTTAGCAAGATCGGCGTATACCGCGACTACCCGGTATCACCTGTGTGGGAGATACCGGGGCGGCCATACTTTGACGAGCTGTGCCGGGTAGCCAAGCATTACATTGTATGGGGCTGCAACTACTTCAACTATGAATTTGCGCCCGGCAGAATCGTGTGGGATAAGTGCAAGAAAGGCACCAGCTTTTCAGACTGTGAGCTGGCCGCAACTGATCTATTCAACACCGTGCGCCTGTTCAGGTTCATGTGGAATGGTATGCTGCAAGGCAAGAGCGTTGCCGAGGGGCATATCATGCAGGGCAACAAAAAGCTGAACGAGCAGAGAATCCACCCGACGCAAAAGCCGGTGGCACTGTATGACTGGATTTTTCAGAACTACGCCACGCCGGGGTGCCGGGTGCTGGACACCCACTTGGGGAGCGGGAGCAGCAGAATTGCCGCTTACGAGGCCGGGGTGGATTTTATCGGGTTTGAGATCGACCCGATCTATTACGCTGCAGAGGAACAGCGCTTTTTGGACTACACCAGCCAAACAAGCCTGTTCCATCTAACATAAACACAGGAGGTCAAGACAATGGAAAGTACCAGTATTTCGGATGTACGCCGGATGTGCCAGCGCGGCGCGTTCCGGGCGTATGTGCAGGGCGGCAAGGTATTCTTGGAGGATACCGCCAACGGGCAGGTGGTGCCGCTGAACGGCGAGAGCGGCCCGGCCAACACGGAGCGACGGGCAGTACCGCACCGGGAGGACAGGCGCGGCAGCCGCGTGGAGCGGATGTTCGGTGCCCGCGACACTTGGAAAAGCGCCGACCCGGACGCAGACCAAGGGCCGTACAGGGGCTTTTTGATTGTGCAGTGCGAGGAGTGCGGCGCGATCAAGGCGTTTTGCGCCAAGCATGAAACATACGGGTACAAGTGCGGCGAGTGCGGACACGAAACGCCGCTGGAAAAGCTGCGCCCGCTGTTTATGCACTGCAAGTGCGGCAAGAGTTTCAGCTACAAAACCAACCTGACCGCTGACCGGGTGACGCACACCTGCCTTGCCTGCAAAGCGCCGGTGGATTTGGAGCTGAACAGCAGAAAAACCGCCTATGTTACCGTGGGCGAAAGGAGATAAAGAAAATGGCAAAGATTCTGTGCAACTACTTTGGTCTTAGCATGGCCGCCGAGGGCAAGAGCGAGTTTGTGGGCAGGCAGGCCGCCGCCTTTTTGGGCTATGTGCAGCAGGACGCGGAGCGCTGCGCCGAAAACTGCGGATGTGCCGAGAATTTGAGCGACGCGCCGGAGAAGATCAAGCGGGAAATCCTGCGCAACGACGAGGAGCTGCGCCGCAGGGAGCAGACCGCGCCGGGCGTGGAGCATGATGTGGTGGCGATCTACGACAACGCCGGTATTCCCTCCATCATGCACAGGTTCCGCCGCGTGACCAACAAGGAGCTTTTCGGCGGCAGTGACGCGGTACACCCGGCGTTCATCATCGGCGGCGAGGTGTACGACGAAATTTATATTTCCGTCTACGAAAACACCATGATTAACGGCAAGCCGTACAGCCTGCCCTTGCAGGAGCCGGTCACGAATATCACGATGGAGGATTTCGCGCAGGCGTGTTTCTCCAAGGGCGAGGGTTGGCACTGCCTGACGGCAGCGGAGTGGGGCTTGCTGGCTGACACCAGCCTGAAACTGGGCACCCTGCCACACGGCAACACGAATTGTTCCCACTGGCACGGTGACGACAAGGAACAAGGCATTATCATTGAGGACAGCTACAAGACGCTGACCGGCAGCGGCCCGGCTACTTGGACGCACGACCACACGGCCAGCGGTGTACATGATCTTTGCGGCAACATTTGGGAGTTTGCCCGTGGTGTGAGAATCCGCGACGGGGCGCTGTGGGCGGCGGAGAACAACGACGCGGCCCTGCCCGAAACGGATTTGACAGAGTGCGGCGACGGATGGAAACCGATCACGGATGCGGAGGGCCACCCGCTGTATGTTGCGGTGGAAGATAACAAGATCACCTTTAACACCTATCCGAGCATTCACCGTGACTACTGCGGCTGCGTGTGGGGAAATGTGCGGATGAACTGCGACAGTGAGCAGCTGCGGGCGCTGGCCCTGTTTGCCGGGGAGGAAAAGGCCGGGTGCTATGTGGACAGCACCGAGGGCGAATACATACTGGTTCGCGGTGGCGGCTGGATCAGTGGCGGCGGCGCTGGGGTGTTCTATTCCAGCCTGAGCTACCCGCGCTCCTATGCCTATGGCAACTTCGGGGGCCGTTCCGCTTATTTCAAGAAGCACTGAAACGCCGGACACTGAAACACTGACCGCCAAGCGATAGCGCGGCGGAGAAATGAGGGCACTATGGAAGTTTTGAAAGCTATTCTCGCTGCGCTGGTTGGCCTGCTGGTGATTTTTGCCTGCATTGCGTGGGCAATCGCCGCCGTGCTGGGGCCGCTGGCAATTATAAAGCTGTGTGCGCTGTGCCTGCTGGGCTGAAAGGAGCCGGGCTATGAAGTTGAGCAAGTTTGTGAAACGAGCCAAGAGCGAAAGTTACTGCGTGGTAATTCATGCGGACGACAGCGGTATTTGGCTGGGCACCCGTTTGGCGCTGTACAACGCCACGGAGTTGCCCTACATGGAGGGCAAGGAACAGGCAGGCGCGGTGCTGGACATTGACAGCAAGGCGTGGGAGAAGATGTTCTTCGACGAAAAATACACCGCACACGCCGGGGCGGACTTTGGCATGAACCTGACAGAAACAGACCCGACGGAGCAAGAGGCGCGGCGGGTGCCGCTGGAAATGTTCTACAAGGGCATGGGGCTGGTTGGCCTTGTGTACGGCAATGGTGGGGAGCTGATCTTCTACGACGCGGCGCTGATTGCACCGATTGCCGATGTGGTCAAGACCAGCGACTACATACAGACCGTTGTGCGCAAGACTGCTGGCGGTGCGCCGTATGTGGTTATCAAAGACGGGTTTGAGGTGCTGGCCGGGTTTGCGCCCTTGAAGATCATAACCAAGCAGTTCTTGGAGGATTTGAGCGAGTTTGAAAGCGCCTGCGTGAGCCAGTATATGCGGGAGCAGAAACAGGCTTTGGACGCAGCAGACCCGGACAAGCAGGACGAGGGCGCGGAGCAGATCGGGATGGAGGGCGCAGAAAGTGAAAGCGAGTAATGCACCCGGAACCCTAAAGCCTATCCTGTTCAACACGGAAATGGTGCGGGCAATCTTGGCGGACAAAAAGACCTGCACCCGGAGAATTGCCAAGAGCGAGAAACCGCCATTTGCGGTGGGCGACATCCTGTATGTGCGGGAAACATGGTGTATTAACACCTTTGGAACGCACTACCGGGCAGACTGGCCGAACGGCGCTTGCCCGGAAATGGACGGCGACGACCGATGGCACCCGTCAATTCACATGGGAAAGGACATTGCGAGAATTTTTCTGCGAGTAAAAAGCGTCGAGCGCGGGCCGCTTAGAGGCATGGAGGTTGCGGACTTCCAAAAAGAGGGCGTAAAGCCACAAAACAGGCCGGGCGGCTGTAAGTGTGCATGGGCACAAGAGGAATGCGTGGAAAGGTCGTGCGAAAACCGCGACGCCTATGAGTGGTGGCGCTACATGACATCGTTTCGCAAACTATGGGATAGCACACTACCGGCGGCCAGCGTTCAGACGCTGGGCTGGAAAGCAAACCCGGATGTATGGGTGATTGAGTTTGAAAGAACCGAGCGCCCGGAAAGTGTGAAGGACTGAAAATGAACATTGTTTCTTTCGGCGGTGGCACAAACAGCACCGCAATGATTATCGGGATGTATCTGCATAAAATCCCGGTTGATCTTATCCTATTTGCAGACACGGGCGGCGAACAGCCGCACACCTATGAATTTATCCGGGTGTTCAATGCTTGGCTGGACAAGCACGGCTTACCCAAGATCACGCCTGTATTTTATACCGACAAGGACGGAAACCGGCTGACCTTGGAGGAAGAATGTTTCCGTTCGCACACGCTGCCCTCTATTGCCTACGGCTTCAAGAAGTGTTCCTTGAAGCACAAGATCGGAACGCAGGAAAAATTCTGCAACCACTATCCGCCGTGTGTGGAGGTGTGGAAAAGCGGCTGCCGCGTCAACAAGTACATTGGCTATGACGCGGGCGAAACCCGCCGTATTCAACACGCCGCTGCCATTGACGAGGTGGACAAGAAATATGAAAAGCACTACCCGCTTTATGAATGGGGCTGGGATAGAGCCGAATGTGTGCGTGTGATCGAGCGGGCCGGGCTGCCAAAGCCGGGCAAGTCGAGCTGCTACTTCTGCCCGTCGATGAAAAAGAAAGAAATTCAAGCGTTGTGGGAGAACAACCCGGAGCTTTTTCAGCGGGCGGTTGACATGGAACACAACGCGGCGGACAGACTGACCAGCATTAAAGGGCTTGGCCGCAAGTGGTCATGGGAAAGCTACCACGACGAATTTATTGAAGCGCAGGAGCTTGAAAAAGCGCAGTTGACCTTTGACGATCTTTTCCCGGAGGCACCGGGCGGGTGCCTGTGCGGTGCGCCGTGTGGTTGCTATGACGGGTAAATCAAAAACAGAATAAGCCTTGCAGGCCGGGCGCGGAGCGGGATTGTGCCCCGCCCGGCTGCTTGATTTTTTAGCCTTGCCGCGCTGTGGCGGGCTAAAAAAATACCGCCTTGGGCGGTTTGGGGCTGGTATACCAGTAGTAAGTTAAGCACCACGGCAGAAATGCCGGGGAAAGGGGTCAAGGGGGAAACGAGGGCGGCGGGCACTGCCTGACCAACAGCAGGACGGAAAGAGAGCCGCCCGGTGTTTCCCCTTGCCTGCGGAGCAGAGTGTGGTATTCCAGCAAGAAGAAAATAATACAGGGGTGCGGGGGTGTAGCCCCCGCATGGGAAGTAACCACCTTGGGAGAGGGGCAAAAGCTGTGAAGTCGATCTATTACAGAGAGCAAAAGCACATCTGCGGCAAGAGTTATGCCACCGCCCCCTACATGGAGGTTGATCTATACCCTGTGACACCCAAGCAGCACAAAGCAAGCCGCCGCGCCAAGCGCAAGGAGGCCAGCACCCTTGCGCAGCAGACCTACAACGACAACAGGGCCAAGCGCTACCATGTGCAGCTTGTCAACGCCAACTTCGGCAAGGGGGATTTTTCGTGGACGGGCACCTATGACGACGACCACCACCCGGAGCCGGGCGACACGGCCAAGGCTGACCGCGATTTGACGAACTACATAAAGCGCTTGTACCGTTGGTGCGATAAGAACGGCGTACAGCGCCCCAAGTGGGTTGCCGCTACAGAGTATTGCACCATGCAGGAGGATGGCACAGCCTGCGGGCGGCACCACCACCACGCGATCATACAGCACACCGACGGCCTGACCCGTGATGTGCTGGAACAGCTATGGGCAGACAAGGCCGGGCAGATCGGCTTTACCCGCTGTGAATACTTGGATGTTGACCACGGCAGCGTCGAAAGTCTTGTGCGGTATATCAGCAAGAACAAGCGGTGCGCCCGGAGCTGGCGGCAGAGCCGTGGCCTTGAAAAGCCGAAAACACCGCCGCCGAACGATACCAAGTGGAGCCGCAAGAAGCTGGACGAGGCAAGCACCCTGTACATCGACGATGTGGCGTACTGGGAGCGGAAATACCCCGGCTATACCCTGAACCGGGTGGAAACGCGGGTAAGCAATGCCGGGTGGCGGCACACCACCGTGATTATGCGCCGGGCGGAGTGCTGGCACGGAACACCGGGGCACAAGGTCACACCGAGAATGAACAGGTAAGAAAGGGCATGGGTCTATGCTGCGCATGAAAAAAGCTATCGTGATTTGCCGGGAGGTCAACAGGCAGACCGGGCAAATTGCCGTGTATGTGGTTCCGATGGAGATTGACGAACACACGGTTGTGCGTTTGAGCCTGCGGTCAATGTTCAACCCGGAGCTGCGCTATTTCTTTGTGTATGAAGATGTCTACCAAGAACAGAAACAGGAGATCACCGCAATGCTGAAACGCCGGAATATTACCAAGCAGGAGGTTGACAGCGTGTACGGGATTGCAGAAGTTGGGAGGTAACGACTATGGACAACAAGGAACGCTTTATTGAAATTTTCACCTCACAGATTCACAGACCGGGCGCGGCGGAGCTGCTGGAATGGCTGGAAAGCACGGACTTTTTCGAGGCACCGGCCAGCACCCACTACCACGGCAGCTACACCGGCGGGCTGGTGGAACATAGCCTGAATGTGTACTATGAGCTGATCGGTGCGGGGCGGGTGCCGGGTGTGCCTACGGCGGAAACCTATGCCGTTGTGGCGCTGCTGCACGACATTTGCAAGGCGGATTTCTATGTCCAAAGCACCAAAAATCAGAAGAACAGCGACGGTGAGTGGGAAACTGTGCCCTGCTATACCGTGCGCGAAAAATTCCCGTTCGGTCACGGGGAGAAGTCTGCCTTTTTGGCGCAGCGCTTTATGCCGCTGACCGACGCCGAGGCGCTGGCTATCCGTTGGCACATGGGCGCGTATGACGACGCTGCCAAGGGCGGGAGCAAGGTGTTGTCCGCCGCTATGGCCGCAACGCCGCTTGTCTATGCACTCCATGCCGCCGATATGCGGGCCGAGCAGAAAGAGAACGCGCAGCAATGAACATGGAGTTGGACGACCTGCCCCCGCGCTACCGTGCGCAGGCAGAACAGCAGCTTGCCGCCCGGAAACGCCGCGCCGCTGACCCGCTGGCCGAGGCGGTGAAGCAGGCCAAGGCGGCAGGCCGGGATTTTGACAGCCGGGGCGAGTATGAATTTTACACGGGAACCGTGCTGCCAAAGATGTCGCGGGGCGAGATCGTGGAGTGTGAGCAGCACCCCGCGTTCCCGCTGTTCCCGGCGGGTGAATACGGCACCATGAAGCTGCGCCCTATACGCTACACGGCAGACTTTAGGCTGACCTATGCCGACGGCACCGTTGAGATCGTGGAGATCAAGAGCAAGTTTGTCCGGCGTATGCAGCGTGACTACCCTGTGCGGCGGCGGGTGTTCTTAGAACAGATCGCCCGCCCGGCGGGGTGGAAATTTACCGAGATCATCACCGCAGAGGACAAAGACGACCTGAAACGCTGGCGAGAGCTGGCAAAGGAGGGCTGAACCCATGAAGAACCAAGAAAAGCGCCCGTGCCCGCTGTGTGAGCGGCACCAGCGCATGGAAACCACCAGCGGTATGTTGTTTTGGGTGGAGTGGGGCGAGGACGGCAACCCGCGCCTTTGTACTGACACCCTGCACGACGGCGGCGGGCTGAATGTGCTGTGCATTGATTTTTGCCCGCTTTGTGGCCGGGAAATTGAGAAACAGGAGGCTTTGGGATGAAAAGACGGCATACTACACCGCGTTATTACGCCCGGAACGCGGCCATGCAGGCACAGCGGCGCTTTTTGCGTACCGGCAAGACAGAGGCCGAACGGCTGGACGATCACCGGGAGGCAACGGCAAATGTGCTGGTGCTGTGCATTTTGGCGGCGATCTACGACAAATACGGCATTGGTGAAATGCGCTTGCAGCGCGTGGTGGATTGTGCCAACGAGATTTCGGCCAAGTATGCGTTGGAAAAGCAGGTGCGCGGCGAGGAACGAGCCAAAGCAACGCTGGTAGCTGCGGTGTGGTGGTTCATGCCGCCGTTTCTGCTGCCTGCGCTGTCTGCCCCCAAGACGGAGAGGGAGGCTGTGCAGCTGGCCGCCCGGCGCGAGGCGGCGGACACGGTTATGAAAATCTATGTGCAGGCCATGCACAAGGCGCTGGGCTTTGGCGCTGACCGCGTGGCCGTGGTGGTGGAAGAAACCGAGGGCAATTTCCGCCAGTTTGGCGAGTGTACCAAGGACGGCGAGTATTACGGGTACGCGGTGCTGGCGCGGAAGATCGGGCAGATCATTCACGACACGGTGGAGGTGGACACCAGCGGAGCAACGGAGCCGATTTTCAGCAAGACGCTGTTCTGATTTACAGGCAATGGAGGTGCTGGGTATGCGGAGCGAAACGGTAAAGCATATCGTAAAATATTACGGGGGAATCCCGGAGGCTATCAAGCTGCTTAAACGGGAGCGTGACGCGCTGGAAGATGAATACAACGGCTTGGGCGGCCTTGCTATGGACGGTATGCCGCATAGTTCGGCACCCGGCAACCCAACCGAGGCGCTGGCCGTGCGCGTGATCGAAAACGGCGTGAAAAACCGCCTGCAGGAAATCGGCGTACAGGTGGCGGTCTTAGAGGGCGACGCGGCCAACATCCGGGGCGCACTGGACGCGGTGAACGGTAAGTACAAGTCGGTCATAATCATGCGGCTGATTCGTGGGTACAGTTGGACAAAAATTTCCGGCAAGCTGGGTGTGCCGGACAGTACGGCGCGGAACTGGCACGGCAGGGCCGTGGAACGGCTGGGCGAGGTGCTGGAAGAAGTGCCGATGGTGGACGAATTGGCCGAGCGGGCCACGCGCGCGCGTACATAATATGCGCCGGGAAAAATCCCGTAAAAAACGCCCATGCCCCGGCGGGATTTTTTGCGTGTAAAAACCTCTCTTTTGGAGCGGAAAACACGGCGGGAAAACTGGCCGAAAAAGTGTTTTGGTCAAAAGATTTCACCCGGCGGGCGGAACATTTTCCGCTGATCGGGAAAAGCCGCTGGAAAAACAATTTGCGAATAGGAGGAATGAGGCGTGAAAGCAGAGCGGGATTTTAAGCTGGTTTGCACCGGCGGGCCGTATGGCGACTGCTGCTGTTCGTATGCCGTGGAGCTGCGCGGAGAATGGACGGTGCAGGAGTTTGTAAAAGCCGTTTTGGAAAGAAATCCGTGCGAATGGGGCTTTTTCTACATCCAAAGGGCCGGGCAAAAGTGGTACGAGGCGCAGGTGAAGATTGAGTATCAATATGGAAACCTGAAAAGCACTGTGCCGGAGAAAATCGCCCGTAAGAAAATAAAGCGTGTACACAGCAACGGCGGGTGGTCGTTGATGGACTACTGGATAGAAACATAAAGGCCCGGCGGGTAGCTGGGTAAAGGAGGCGCGTTTTTGTGAAAAGGCTTGTAAGCCGGGTGATTGCCCGGCGTATCGTGGCAGAAATTGAGCTGCAAGGCGGACGAAAGCCCCCGTTAGAGGGCACGAGGCGTCTTGTGGAGGCGCAAAGTTGGCAGACGATTGCCCGCGTTGCGGCAGACTGCTTTGTGGTGCGCCCGCTGCGGCGCTGGATGAAACGGAGAAATGAAAAGTGAAACTGTGTGACAGGTGCAGGGTGCCATGCTGCTTGCTGGACTACGGCGGCAAGGCTTGCCAAGAGGCACGAAAGAAGTATTGCCCGGATGTGGTTTTTACCCATGCGGACAAAATTAGAGAAATGGACGACGAGGCGCTGGCATTTATCATCATGTGCCCGCGTGATGACGGCAATAAATGCAAAAATTGCGGTGATGTGATAACCTGTATAGCGTGCTGCTTGGATTGGCTGCGGGAATCGGCGGAGGGGTAAGTATGGCGCAGATCGTGACGGCGCAGTTTGTGGGGCAGACCTCTTGCGGGTTTGTCAGCAAGAAATACTATGAAATCGAGATCAGCGCCGGGCGGAGCGGGTGTTTGTGTGTGCGGGATGTGCAGGGGCAAGGCTTTTGCCCGTATTCCACGCTGGCCGCCCTGCGGAGAAACTGGAAGATCATCGACAACGAAAAAACGCCCGGCGGTGAACCGGGCAGAAATGAGGCAGGATATGAACGAGGATATTTTGACCCACGGTGAAACCATGAGCGAGGAGCAGCTTTTGGAGGGGCTGCGTAAAACCCCCGAACTGAAACGGCGCTTGGTCATGCGCGTGGCGGCGGATTTGCTGGAAAGCGAGGCGTTTTTGGAGGCGTACCCGCATTTGGAAACCGAGGAACAAATAAAAACGGCGCTTACCCGGCTTTTGCACAAGAACAAGGTAAACACCATTGATGGGCGGCGTATGGCCGCAGAACTGGCGGAAAGTTACGAGGAAATGTATTCCCATTCGGACAGATCGGAGGGGCCAGCGTCGGGGCATGAATCCCATTCGTCACAGCCTGTTACATGACAAAAAACATTGTCGGCTTCTGCCTGCGGCGTGTCGCAAGCCTCCCAAACTGTTTCGTTATGGCACAGGCCGAAAGTACCGTCAGGCTGGCGCACGATCTTCAAAATGCCAACTGGTGAGCGATAAATCCACATAATAGCTAAACCTCCAAAATTGTTTTGTGCAATGCCTATAATACAGCGATTTCAGGCAAAAAACAACAGGAAAACACCCCCGGCGGGCCGTGTGGCCTTGGCTGGGGGTGTTGCTGTTTGCGCAGGTTTTGTGATCGTGGCGGGCAGTTTTGTGTCCGGGGCGGGGTTATTTGTGATCGTCGGGGCCTGTTTCGTGATTGGCGGGCGGGTTGCCGGTCAAGGACGGCGGCAGGCCGTTTTCATCCAGCGGGCCGGTGTATTCTGTGAGGT